CTCGTGCACGGTTCGCAACCGTGTCGAAGAATTTCGACGTGCTGCGAGCCGGCTTCATGCTGATGAACGGAGTACCACAGACCGCTAACGACATCAACCAAAATGGAAGATGTGTCAGACGGTGCACAGGTGCAACAAAAGGAAGCAGATTGAGGCTCACAAAAAAGTGGGCCTCATTCCTTCTGAATGCCCTATGCAATGGTGTTTCCTTCATCAATGCATGGTCCGAGTGTGCAAGATACGCTGCAACAAGCGGAGATTCAGAGGTGAACAAGAGGTGCCTCCCAAGGGAGACACATCACCTCTTCAGCCCCATATCACACAAGGTGAGCGGGGCGGATCGGATCCCTCCTCAATGGCAGGCCTGCCGGCCATACCGAGGGAAAGATACTCTCAGCTGTTTCACCGCATCTACACTCGGATCGGCCCTCCAATGGAAGGTGTCCAAGGAGGCCGTGCACGAGAAAGAGTCGAAGATTCACAAGAAGTTCCACGAGGCACCAGGTGAAGAAGTCCTGAGGCGCCAACATACCATCCTCACCGCTCCACATAAAATGGAGCAGGATTATGGATTTGGCGCCGGGAAAGACAACTTCAGCTGCTGGCTCAGAAAACGAACAGCAAGCTCCCGAAGGACTCGCTCTTCGCTGCTGGAGCGGATTAACAAGCTAACCATCGACCTAGATGACTTGGGAGGACAGGTTGTCCGAGCAGAGGAGGAATACTCGGAAGTCCAATTACAGGGTGCACCAAGCCCTGACCAAGACATCATAGGCCGAAGGTTGCAGTCAATCAGAAACCAGCAGGAGAAGAAGCGAGCCGCTCTAGAGCGAGCAATCGATTCTGAGCAGCAGCTCGACCCCGTAATCAAGCTCGCTAGCAATCGCGCTAGCGGAGTCACCTCCGTCAGATCTGGAGGGGCAGCAAAAGAGCTGCATTACCGCTATGCTATGCATGGAGAAGTGACTCGCGAGTACGCCTCGATCGTCCTTGAGCCCTTCCCTAAGATAGGGGAGGAGCCCAAGATCGTTCGAGTCGACTACGCGAAGCCGCATGACTACACGGCCGACCTGGTGCACGCGTTAGAAGTGGATCTTCTTGGACGATCACCTAGTGATCCATTCGTCGCTCCAACTCTGGAAGCAATTAACGACCTTATAAAAGAGCGGATGCAGGGTGTTCTCATTCCTGCACCATGCTCGGACGGTAAATGCTATCCAGCGTTGACGGATGAGTCACTGCGGATCCACTGTCAAAGGGATCTCCTCGGAACTCAACACTCGTCATCTGACACAGGAAACTGGCTAGTTGATGCTGACGGGCTAAATGCTCGTCAGCTGAGGCCAGAGTCTGTTCAGATAGACAAACGTGTTGAAGAGGAGATCGGTGACAAGAGGAACCGCTACCTCAACTCAAACCTGTGCCTATTGAGAACAAATGCACAGGTCGAATACAAAGGTAAGGTGAGAGTCTCGACTCTGCACGACGCTGCAGTCACCAATACGGCGCGGCCCTTGACCGCTCGCCTGCTGAAGTTCATCTCCTCGTTTGAAGAGATCCAGGCAGGCCGAGACGGTCTAAGACACCTACACTCCAAGCACGATGACGCACTGCTTGGATGCGCAGACATATCTGACGCAACAGGTAATAACACTCACGAAGAGAATGAATTCATCATTCGTGAGATCTCGAAACTCGAGGGTTATAACCTGTACGACAGAATGTCGCTCATCCTCCTAACCGGCCCACAACGAAGTTGTGAGACGAAGGAACAGTACGACAAGTGCACGGCTGCGGAGCAGCTATATGAGGATGGAATCATGACCTCTGAGGGATACCTCAGAGTTCTAGAGACCAACTCACAAGTTACTAAGCAGTCGTCCCATATGGGGATAGGAGTCGGGTGGCCCCTCTTGTGCCTGAAGCTGGCATATCTGTGTTATCTTGCAGACATCACACCAGCAGAAGTAAACATCATGGGAGATGATATTGCTGCACTCAGTAAAAAGAAATCACTGAGGAAGCTAATCAAAATCCTAGAAGCTTACAGACTGCCGGTGAATGAACGCAAGAGTTACACAGAGTGCCGCGCAGGCGTGTTCTGTGAAAACATGATCACAGTCCACAACAAGAGGAAGGGCCGCATAGGGATCATAACAAACATCCTTCCACTAGGCCAAGCGTCTCTGAAGAGAATCAGAGAGGAGAAAGGCCTACTGGATGACATCCCGAACAAACGCTCGGCAGCGATTAATTTGAAAAAGACGCTGCACGAACGTTCTGGGATGATACCCCCAGTGGTAACCAAACTTGCACTAGATTGCTGCAAGAAGTCACTGAGGGTAGATGTGTCAGGTCCCGCCGTGGTTGGTGGCTGCGGTGTAGGAGCAGCGAGCGCGGAGCAGCTCGC